CACGATAGCAAATCCATCGGCTACATTTAAAATTTGATGATTATTCTGAAAGTAAAAAGAGACTCTCGATAAAAAGAGAAACAAAAATCAATCATACTCAGAGAACTACCCCAAAGGGGTGCTCAAAGCACATCATACATAAATGTAGGGACTCCTCGAGTCCATCCAATGGGGTTCCACACTCCTTCTGAGAAAGAGAAATGGCCCAGACACCATCCATCTGGGTAGTGGCTAATTAGCCAGGGGCGCCGCTATACAAAGGTACAGCTGCAATCTTCAAGGTCGGAATTCCTGTGAAAAAGAAACAATTGAAGTCAGGACCTGTTCCTACATAGGAAAACAGGTTTGCTGAACGACTATCGCCATCTCTAGAATGAGAGGTAGTAACAACCTTATAAGATAAGTCTTCCGAATCATGAGGAAACTCGGAAGTATGAGCGTACGGATTAACCGTCGTGTGAGTGAAACGCTCAGGCGAAACAAACGGTATAAGAGCCGTCGCTCCTGTTTGGGTGCGCATATTATATAACGCACACCCCGCACCATCCTCCTGGAAATTGACTCCATTAATCGAGAGCCAACGCATCTGGGGGACGGCTGTGGTGTCGGCGATGTCGTACACTGAATTGTAAGTGCCCGGACTGCTCTCTTGACCTGGAGACCGAGAGATCTCCACAGAGCAGACATCGTTAGGCACATCAAAATTGTGAGCCCACACCATAGAACCACGTTTACCCGCAAAACCAGGGGTGAACCAATTAAAATATGTGTTAGCCACATAATTATAAGGGTTACTAAACTGGTCCTCATCAAGGGCATACGTGCCACAATACCCGTTAGGTAACGGATACATAGGCTTGATATATTTATTGAAAATAAGATACCGAAGCCCGCCAGGATTCCCAGTGCCATCAACTCGCCAGAATTGTTGACGCTGGAGCAATTGCCTGATTGAGACATTAGTCTCACCCCCGAAAACGAGTGGTGTATACCCCGTCTCAGGTTGACCGCCATTAAGACAGTCACCCTCAGTACCTTCAGGGGCATGTTCGACAAAGTCGGACTGCAAGTGCCACTGGAGGTTGTTGGGAACACCGCGGGGGTTGAGCACGGTAAAATCGTCACCGGCTCGGACCGAACAAATAATTCGGATATCAGCTAGACCATCGGGACTAGTCAGCTGATTAGCAACGGATACCGCAAGGTACCCATTACCTGGACCATTTGAAACTGTAGCATTACCAATCCCAAAGCACTCATTATAAGTACCAAGGGCGTTTTGCATAGTTTCTATACAATCCGCGAACGGATGGTCCTGCATCCAGGGAATACAGATCTCAATATCCTGCGTTTCCTGAATGTCAACAATACGGGTGATGTTATAGGTCTCATCCGGGAGGGTGAAACTCATATTACCTGTAATGTTGCCCAGAGGATCCCACTGAATGCGCAATCTACCACGGTGGTATGCAGAGCAAATCACCTGAAAGCGCACGATAATCGTACCGGTCCACTGCGTATACGCCATAGAGGCGTGCGACAGCGGAGTAGGGTACAATAACTCGTTGGGATCGTCAAAAGTTCTCCGAAAAAACGAAGAGGGGTCGATACGGAGACCGAAGAGATTATCGTCGGTAGCCGCGTCGGCGGTCCACTCAAAACCCACCAAGTATGATTCTCTGGTAACATAATGTTCTAGTGATAGTTCATCCGTTCCATCCAAACCAACTGTGCGAGAATCGAGTGTGAGCTCGCACTTGGGGTCTAGTGTGAGCTTAGCCATAGGCTCAGAAGTCACAGCAGACGCAAAATTACCGAACGGTAAATCCTTAACAGGTTTCACGTTGTCAATAACTGGCACCTTCGTATAACCAAAGAACGAGGCGATGCGAGAAACTGCTCCAGCTCCAATTTCGGTAGCTCGGGCAAACGCACCTATAACTGGCACATTGGACAAAGCTCCGGCAGCAGATGCAACAGCAGATGCTACGCCAGAGACAGGTCCGTCACCATACTCGTCCTTATTCATGCCAAAATCTGTGACACGATCACGAATACTGATCTTTCTGGGTTGAGGCTTCTTCGGCTTCCTCTTAAAAGAGTTGTCAGTTTTCTTGACATAACTCGATTGAAGTACACCGGTAGGGCCAGAAAGCGCGACATCCTCAGCCCACGCGTAAATCTTAATAGTGAGGTTATCAACCACACCATTACAATTCCGCAGAGGACCAAAGGAGTCGAGACGAATCTCACCCATATTGGAGAAATCCTCATCCTCTCCGGTTGCGTCATTTCTGAGCCAATTATATGGCCAGAAGAACGGTAGCTCCATCTCACCACCCATGCTGTTCGTCACATTAAAGAAAAAGTGAGGACGCTGGGAGTAAGTCACAAGGGGATAATCCGTAAAAGGAATCGGAGTAGGCCCTGTGTGGGAGCGAGGAGTGGGGTTGTAGGATAACATCCCCATGCCATAGTAGAAGGGAGAAGCTGAAAGAATCAGCTTAACCTTGAGCTTCATTCTCAACAAACCATAATGCTCAATCTTAGACTTGATGGAGGGGTTCGTCAAAAAAGCAGTCCAGGGATCGATCACATCAGCTAACTGAGAACCGACTCCCCACTCTTTAGTGGCAATAAGAACCGGGCGGGAGAGAAAATCACCCAGGTCCATGCCTTCCACAGCTCCATAATCGAAGGTGGGGTCGGCAATCGAGTCAAACTTGACAGAGTGACCCAAGTTACCATCAGCAAATCCAATCTGCTGTTGGTGAGTAGTGGCATCGCCAGTACTCTGCGTGAACACGTCAGTACGTGCTACATTTTCGTCATTAGTTGACGAGGACTGAAAATTTTTATTGTCAGCAAGCTAGTATACAATGTGGGTTTTACTTAAACGCCCACAAGGAATTCGTGTGTTCAAGGCTAACTAAACCTTACCCCTAAATAGGGGCTTCGAGGATCGCTCAAGTCATTTCAATATCTGTCCTTCTTATGCTACATGTACACAAATTAAAAATAAATAGTTAAGTGTATCTACAAATAAAGGGAGTGTTTGGTTTAAATCCGACAATTACTCCTGTTGCCGTTGCACGGGCTTCAAGCCCACGCGTTCGGTGCTCGTGTCCCACCTCTGGAGCAATTGCTCCCAAGTGGGTAACGGGCGAGCAGAAAACCAGTCTTCAAGATTGGTCTGCTCGATGAGGTTTTTAAAGAGTCTGTCCTTCTCTTCGAATACTTTCCTCCCATAGAAGAAGTACTCAGAATGTGCTGAGTAAATAACTTCAGCACACTGCTCCTCCGGAGTGATGGAAGAGCTAACTACAGTTGAGCAAATCATTTTGTGGATACTTGTCTCCTCTAATGGAGCTAGGTACCCACGAACCTCATCATCAAAAACCCATGTCCTCTTCAAAAAAGAAGCCTGGGAAATATGAATAAAAGGGATCGACTCTGCCTCCTTATCGGCCATTGTATAGCCAATATCCTTGGAAGCAAAATATGCAGCTACGGCGGTATGCCCAAAAGGCACACCGCAACGCACGCTCATGATGTTATCATCTCCATACGTAAGTAGAGAGACG